AGATTGCCCGAACGTAGCGAAAATCTGTAAGTGTGGATTGATATGTACCAATGATTGTAGCCACACCAACTTTGCGTTTAAGGTCATCGAAACTGTCCGTGCTTCGTACAACCACTTCTGAAAGGTTACAAAGTCCGTGAGATCGGAGGATGATTTCCCCGCAAGGATTCGTTCCAAACTCGTGATTAGGATCTCTACGTCCTGTAGCTTTCGCACTAGCTTTTGCACTGTTTCGGTTGAAGAATCCTCTCTCACCTGATTTTGATTCATATAGGTTACTCCATTCTCTTAGAAAAATTCCCACATCTGGTTTTTCTGTATAAGCGACACTATTGTTTGCCAAGGCTCGTTGTCCATTCTGTTCCCACCATTGTCCAACTTTAGCTCGCTGCATTCGTTCATCAGTGAGATTCGACAAGGATAGAAGGGCGGATCTACGGACGCCCCCAACGACCACCACATCGGCGATTTTACATATGAGGTCGTGTACCTCCACCGAATTAAGCTTTCTTCCTTTAGCTTGGACAAAAAGATTACAAGTGAATTGTAGGAGTGAGTCGAGTGGTCCAGGTCCTGAAGCACGTCCACCAAAAGTTTTGAGTCTCTCACCGGCAGGTCGAATACGAGACAAATCCCATTTGGGAATCTTTCCTGCATAGAGAAGGGAAACAAGCTCTCGGAAGGCTGTAGCCCAACCAATCTTTGAATCCGATACCACAATCGTTGATTCCGTGGGGTGAAACTCATCTGGTAGCTCCGGTAGGTTACAAATCCACTGACGTTCAACTGAGAACCCATCCCCTGTTCCACATAGCAGGATGTAGGCAATCTCATCAAGATCTCGTGGGTCTTCGATAGCTTCATAAGCACAGTTATACCCTGTCATGTTATCCCGATTCAAGGCAGGTCCAGCAGTCATCAACGCCCTCATAGAAGGCATGACTTCCATTCCAAGAATGTGATCATACACCAACTGACTAGGGTAGTGTTCACTACGTTCACTAAAGAACTTCACATATCTAGCCACAGTCTCTTCCCAAGTCTCTCGACGTTGTTCCTTCTCCAGATATCGAGCATACCTACTTAGGTGAATATATTCCTGAAACTGGTTCATTAGGGTTTCACTTTCTTCGGCTTCTTAACATCCTCTTCCTTGAACATCGCATCTACAGCCAAGATGGGATCGGCATCAGGAGCCAACTCACCAGCTTCAATCCTAGCTCGGACTGTTTGGAGGATACCCATACGACGTTGGTGTTCTTCAATATCAATATCCCCTACCATCGGAGGGAAGTTAGTTTGAATCTGTTTCTTTTGGTCTGGAGTAAGTTTACTCATTTTCATAGTCCTCAATTTGATAACCACCGTCCCCAAAGGGTTCAGCAAATACTTCCTCATCTTCAGCAGGATCATAGAACAACTCTACCTCCCCATAGAGTTGCTCCCGCTTCTCAAAGATAACATCCTTAAACCGCTTAACCAACTCCTCAGAGGTTACATCCAACAGGTCTAGCAGTTGGGTCTCTTCAAATGTCTTAAGCCGCTCCATCAAGATATCAACATGGGTCATGGTGTTGCTACCGCCTTATAGGCCATCGTGTAATCCCTCCAGAATTTTTGCCATTCATGGACAGTGTCAATACACTTCTCATGATTACCATCGTTATATGCAGAGACATCCAATAGTTCAGCCAGAGTATGTTCATAAGCTAAGGGTGCTTCGTACCCGGAGGAATATCTTGGATCTTCCTCAATGGGGGTGGATCTTGCATCATTTCCTTGCTTGGCTCCGGCAGGGTCTTTGAGTTTAATGGGGGGCTTACTACTGTTGAACAACTGGATAATGTCAGGGCTAATACGAGTACTGTTAGCTTCAGCATTCTTGACGATCCTTTCATGAATAGCAGCACCCGCTGCGTCTTGTAGCTTGAACTGGTTAGCAAGAGACTCGTGGTACTTGGCAGTAAGTTGAGTAGCAGCTTGTTCCAACTCTTTCTCTTTGACGTTGGCAGCATCAACAGCTAACTGCAACTTTACTTCCTTGGCCTTATAGTGTTCAATTTCCAGATGGAGTACTTTAATATACCCCATCAGGGCAAGACAAGCCACCCCAATAGCTACTGGAATCCAGTTAGCCTTAAGAAACTTAAGGATTGCTAGTGCTATCAACATGTGTTTCTCCTCCGTTAAGTTTCATCCTTTGGCTCCAATCCACTCCCCTCTGCATGTAGTAGTCCATTAGCTTCGTCCACGCCCCTACGCAAACGGCTACAAAGGCAGACACTTCTGCGGTACGATCTACAGGCAGGAGAGTGTACATATACCATAGTCCCATCTTGAAGAGTGCAAATGTTGCTATTAAAAAAATCACTCTCGGAAAGATCCGATAGATGTCGGTCAGATATGCGGGCCATTCCCACGGATTAAGCCTCTTGTCCCGTGACCACTTGCTCTTTGGCTTTGTCTGCATACGCCCCCTTTCCGTGGATAGCATTGTGAACAGTGAGAGAAGAGGTATCGAAGAACAGAGCCCAATCCTTCAGAGTTTTTTCTTTAACATGTTCCCGTAGGAATGTCACGTTCTCTTCCGATAACTTACGAAAGCGTCCCATTATGCGGCCACCAGTCGGCAGTTCTCTTCGAACTCGAGGTACTCTACCGGGATGCTATGGGCCTTGGCAAACATAATCTCGGCAGCAATTCCCTTACTGAGAGTCCAACCCGGCATCTTGTAGACGAACATCTTTTTACAATGTTGTAAAATAGCGAAGTCCTGTTTGAGCCAGAAGTCATGACCTTCCATCTCCGTCATCCCGTGGATCTCAATCGGATGGCTATGGGCGATGGGGCAGAACACTTCATCCCCATTCTTCATCAGCTTGGCAGCCATTTCACAGACCTTACGGAACCGGAAGTCACGTTCTTCTTTGGTGTTACAACTATAGGGTGAGGCAAGATAGACTAGCATGTGTAAACGTCTCCATTCTCTTTGATCTTTTGGTCTTCGTACTTGGCTACTTGACGACGATAGAACTCAAGTTTTGCACCTTCAAGAGCACCAATAATATCGTTTATCCCTTGATAACCCTCATTAAGATCGTAGTACTCTCTGATTATTCGAGTAATCAGATAGTTCAATTCTCCCGGTCCAACCGGAAACTCTCCCCAATCTATTCTGTTTCTGACTTCTTCTTTGATGTACGGCATCTTAACCTGCTCCTCTAGCAATTGGAGCGCCAGCATCTTCGAGTTCAAGTTGCAGTAGTGCAAGAGCTCTCCACGCCAGTTTTGCAGAGTGCCGTAGTCCATCGGTATCCATTGTCCCGCGTTCGAGAAAGTGTCGGATGATAGTGTCAGACTGGTCCATACTTTTCCCCCGGGCCCAGTGAAGCGGTTCTCCGGGATTGTGTTGATCGTTACCGGCTTTTGAAATCTTCGCAATCTCCACCAAAGCAGCAGGGAAGTAGTCAAGCACTCCACTCGCCACCGGATATCCCTTACGTTCCATAGGATCTGTCGGAAGAATCGCTGCATGTCCAAAGTCATCCTTTCGTTTCAAATCAAATGGGCTGTTGGTATTTGTCTCGAAGATGTCTAATTGATACGGGTTTCTCATCGAATTCTCCGTCTTTAACATTGTTGAGGACCCACACGCCTTTCCAGTATCCATTTCCTTGCTTCCCAAGATAGTCTTCATCGTGTTGGTTAAAGCTTCCGACGAATAATCCGGTAACTTGCTTTCCTGCGGCATTGTAGTCATATGCTATATCCCTTTTCTGGACGTGCCCCATGACGGCAGATAGATGCTTTTTTGTAAGCAAAGCTCGAGCACTTGTGACAGGACGACCCAAGACCCCCGTAGTGAAATAGTGACTGTAGGCCACTCCGTCGAGGATTTCAACTTCAAGGAATGGATGGTGTACCCAACCCCGCTCTCGAACGATTCCAGCGGTCCTGCCGACCAATCCCTCGAGTTTACGATCAGATTCGACAGCACGGATTTCGCGGTATTCGTGGTTGCCCTCGAAGAAATCGAAACTAGGATTCCATCTTCGTCTATGGTTATTACTGCATTTAAGGATTTCAGCCTTAATCGGAGCCAAAAATAGGTCCATCGCAATTTCACCCACCTCAAGATCCGCAAGGTAAGTCCGCCCTTCAAAAGATCGTTTACCCACATCATACGATGAGAGCGAACACATGTCGAAGAAGTCCCCAATACAAATGATCCGATCTGGATGTTTATGAGCGGCGTAGTTCCCCGCCCAACTGAGCTGCTCCAACGGTACGCCCGGTCTAATTTGACAGTCAGGTAGGATGAAGTGAGTTTTATATTCTCGAGCCATTTACGCTTGTCCCATAACTTCACTTGGAACTTCCTTTAGAATTTGTTGTTGTTGTACGATATC